GGGACGTATTTACTGTGGTAATGGTTCGGTTGCTTATCTTGGTTTAAAATCGAGATGGATAATGTGTCCGCGTCATGTGTTGGGCTGCCTTACTGGAGAGAAGTTGGCGGTGAGAATCACTTTTAAGGATTTAGAATTTGCATTTTGTTTGTCTCCATCTAGTATTGTGTTGCCTAAACGAAGAACTTTGGTTGGCACTGAGTATGATGTTGACTGTGTATTTATTAATCTTGAGAGTGTTAAGGGTTTGCCACAATTCAGAAACATTATGGATCATTTGTGTCTTGAAAAAGATATTGATAAAATTGTGTATTCTCCAGGAACTTTATTATCGAATTTTGGAGTTGTAAATCGTTCTAACATTTCGCGATTTAAGATGGATCGTGGTTTGCGAAATTGTGTCGCTGGAACAGCTCAGAAGTATGCCGTTGCTGAAGCTTGGAATTATCGAGCGACAACTGAGCGTGGAGATTGTGGTGCCATTGCCTTGGTTATAAATTCCACTATGAAAGGTAAAATTATTGGTTTTCATGTTGCCGGTGATAAAAGCACTGAGGAAGGTTGGTCTTTTCCGGTGACTTATGAATATGTGAGTGCTAATTTGAGTGACGACGTTGAAGCATATTGTTGCTTTGAGGATATTGAGTCGCGATGTGATGTTTTGTTCTCCAGAAATGATGATGTTTATGAGCATCTGGATTACAATGTTGTCCCTTCTGGCCAAGTTGAATTGATTGGTGTACTCAATAAGAATAATGGAGTTGGTCTTCCTATGACAACATCGCTTAGACCTTCTCCAATTTTCGATAAAGTTTTTCCCCATGTGAGTGAGCCAGCAGTTTTGAGTTTGAAAGATGCTCGAGCTAGAGATGATTTGTTTCGAAGAGGTTTGAATAAATTTTCGAAGATTAGACCTGATCGCGAGACACCTTTTGCGGTTGAAAATATAAATCATGTGGTCTCAAAGTTGGTTAAGATTAGTGGTGATTATTTGGGTCCTATGCGTATATTGACATATGATGAGGTTATTAATGGTGTTGATGGTTGTGAGTTCATAAAACCATTAAAAATGGATGCCTCCCCTGGTTATCCGTTGATTTTAGAAAGGCCTTCTGGGAGCGTTGGCCGCAAGTATTTGTTTGAGGAAAATGGAGTTATGTCTGGCGGACAACCTCGTTATGAAATGTGTAAGCGTTTAAAATCTATGGTTGTTGAAATTGAGGTTGGTCTTCGTAAAGGAAAGTTGTTGTACAATTATTATCTTGATTGGTTGAAGGATGAGCGTAGATCGATGGATCGGTTGTATAAGACGAGATTTTTTAATATTCATAATCTCGCGTGGTTGATCGTAATCAAGAGATATTTTGGTTGTATTGCTGGTTTGATTATGTGGGCTGGATGTAAGATTAATAGTGGATTAGGCTTGGATCCTAGTGGTCCAAGTGTGAGTGAACTTATGAGAAGTTTCGAGGTTGTTGGCCTCAAAAATTTTTTAAAAGGCGATTTTGGTGAATGGGATGGTAGTTTTTCGCCTAAATATATTTTCAGATCCCATATTGTTTTGATTTCCGCTTTTGAACAACTTATAGGCGACGATAAGTATCATGTCATAATGGTTGCTATTGCAGAAAGTGCTTCGAATAGGATCCATATTTTTGGTGTCTTGGTTTATCGTGTGACGAATGGTATGCCTTCTGGTTATTGGATGACTTCTGTTGTAAATACTATTGGACATGATCAAATGAGTTATGATAATTGGAGTGAGTTGACTGCTCACTTACCTGGTGATGTTTGGCAGCCTGCTGTGAAGGATGAGCATGTTGTGGAGAATTTCACAGGTGATGACAACGGTGGAGTCGTGGATGACGACTATAAACACATCTATAATGATATAACAATTTCGGAAGTTTTTTCGAAGTATGGTATGAACTACACACCTCCTGAAAAACAAGGAGTTCAAGCGATTGGTGTTTGTAGTTTAGAGGATTTTGTCTATCTGAAGAGCAATTTTGTGAGAGATGATCGGTTTGGTGATTGTTGGCGAATGGCTTTAAAAGATGAAGTTCTCAGGGAGATGTTGAATTGGGTGACTGATTCAGGAGACCCCTGGGATTTATTGATGATGACAATTGATGATAGTATGCGAGGCATGTTTGCTCATGGTAAGGTGCGCTTCGATGATCATAAGAATGCGATTAATCGTGTTCTACGTGATATTGGGAAGCCGCCTTTGACCCATGATTATGATGTTTTGTTGAGGGATTTTTATCGAAAACACGGTAAAAATATTGCTTGAAAATGGATTTTGACCAGACTTTTACTATGGTGGTAATGGATTCTCGTTTTCTTCTGTTTCCTTTTCTTTTAGTTATGGTATTCTTTTAATCGGGTTTATTATGCAAAAAAAAAAAAAAAACAAATCGGAAGGGAACACCTCTAAA